GGAGGCGCGCGGCGTAGTGTCCGGCGTCAGGCCCCAGGAGTCGAAGCTCCAGCGGCCCGAGGTGAAGTGGCCGCAGTTGAAGCGGCCCCAGTCGAAGCTGAAGCGGCCCCTGTAGAAGAACCAACCCCTGTAGAGGAGCCAGTCCGTGAAAGAGAAGCTGCACCTGCTGTGGCAGAAGCTGAAGCCGTGGTTGAAGAACCTGTGGCAGAGCCTCGTCGTGAGCGGGCTCCTGAAGCTGCTAGAGAACCTGCTCGAGAAGTTCCTCCAGTTCGCGTACGCGAAGCTGCCCCTGCCGAAGTCGTGGAAGCACCACCTGCTCGTGAGGCTGTTGAAGAAGCCGCCCCTGAAGTAGCAGAAGCTGTAACAACAGATATGCCTGCGTCGCTGGTTCCCCTCCAGCGTGCGATTAACAAGCCAACTGAATCTAATGTGGGTGAGGCGCTGGCTGCTGCTAGGGCTGAAGGCTACTTCAGCGGGCCTGAAGTCGCTATGTTTGACAAGAACATGCGCCAGAAGGGTGTAGTTGGTCGCATGCAGGTGATGCACATCATCGCATCTCGGATCAGTGACGCTGCTTACTTCAGCAACAACCCTGAGATGGTCGAGACCATGTACGCCGAAATCAACGCGGCGACAGCTCGTGTTCAGCAGGAACGCAATCAGATCCTAAAAGATGTGCCGGAAGTCACGGAGAGCATGACGCTCGAAGAAGTGAAGGCAGCTATCCGTCGCGCCGGTCAGGAATACGATGCTGAGCAGGTCAAGATTGCCGTTGAGTTAGACAAGCACTATGCCGATGAAGATGGCAAGCCGATGTTCAGCCGCATGGCATTTAACGGCGGTCAGCAGCAATCAACCGTTGCAGAATTAAAGCGTTATGGACAAAAGGTGATAAGCCGCATTAAGTCCGTAGCTCCTGTTGAGATCGTCCAGTCTGTAGACAACCTGCCCGAAGATATTGGTGCAACTCCGCTGACTCGTGGTGTCTACCATCAGGGCAAGGTGTACATCGTTGCAGACAACACCTCAGTATTTGACTTCGACACCGTGCTTGCACACGAAGTTGTTGGTCACCTCGGCCTTGAGCAGATGCTCGGCAAAGGTGCATTTAAGGGACTGGTCAATCAAGTCAACCAGCTCAAGGGTACCAACGAGCAGGTCAAGCGTGTACTGGAAGACATCAAGCGTGCGTACACCAACGTACAGGGCGTATATGAACTGAGCCCAGAGCAGGAAGCACGTGAGATTCTGGCCCACATCGCGCAGGCCAAGACCGAATACCTGACGGACAGCAAGATTCGTCGTCTGTGGAACAACCTGAAGCTGAAGGTTAAAGAGTGGCTTGTGTCTCGTGGCATGTTGGAGCCAAGCGACCTGATGCTGGACCGCCTCATCCACGACGCGGCTTTGCATGTGCAGGGTGGCAAGAGCGCGACCCGCAATGGATTTAACTTCTTAAACAGCGACTATCAGGGTCAAGTTCTGATGCAGCGCGCGTGGCAGCACGGCTATCGTGGCTACGACCTCAAAGAAGCTGGCCTGTACATGCGTGAGATTCTGTCAGGCGACCGTCAGGTCCCAACTAAGGACATCTCTGAAATTGAAGAAGTCGCTCTCGACGACAGCTACCTAGATACCCCGGCGTTTTCTCGAGTCGCTGAACCAGCGGGTGATGCTAGTTATGCGGACTACAAGTTCCGCCCTGACCCCAAGAGAACATTCCGTGATCGGTTCGAGGCTGCACGCGGCTTCCGCCTGTTTGACACTTTCCGGGTGAACTTTGTCGATACTGCTGCGACAGTAGAAGACAAGATAATGCGGGCGTACAACAACGCCGTTGTCAAAGACGGTGTGCTCAACCCGATGGTCTCGTATGTTCAGGCGCTCCGCTCTGAAGGTCTCGCTGCAATGGTCATGCACCGTGGCTCACTTGAATTGTCAGAAAGCGGCTTGTTCAAGGGCGTGAAGAAAGACGGCGTTCCGTCTCTGGCTGATGTCTACGAAGTGGTGCAGAAACTCGGCGATCGCATTGGTCGTTCCGAAGCTCGCGGGGTAGTGAACGCCGCGTGGATCGCCCAGCGTGAAGATCAGATCCTGAAGAACAATGACCGCCTCCAGAAAGAGGCCGACGCGCTCCGTGCCAGAGGCAAGAAGAAGCAGGCTGAGCAGCTTGAAGCGAAGATCGTCAACCTGTATCCGAACCTGACTGAAGAGCAGATTCAGCAGGAAGAAGCTCGTATTGCTAAAGACCTCAAGCTGTTTGACGAGATTCCAGAAGTCAAGCAGGCGTACGACATGTTCGTCACGTATAAGAACGCGCTAATTCAAGTGGGCATTGACACTGGGCTGTATGACAAAGACACCGCTGAAGGTTGGATGCAGAACACGGGGTACGTTCCGTTCTACCGTGTGAAGGAAACCGACGAAGAACAGGGCCCGCAGCAGTACTTCAACGGCCTCACTAGGCTGCCCGTAATGCGCTCACTGAAAGGCTCTGACCGAGTTATCAATGACGTTCTGGATAATGTTGAGAAGCTAAGCGTTTCCCTAGTCAACTCAATCGTGCGTAACCACGCAGCGAAAGAAATGGTGCGCGGCCTCAACGAAGCTGGCGGCATAGAAACCCCGATCGACAACCCTCTGACTGATCCGAAACAGGCTAGAGGTAAAGAAAGTTATTTGGTCAGCTACCGTGAAGGCGGCAAGGACAAGTACTTCCTTGTGAAAGACCGCCTCGATGCTTACGCGTGGCGCGGGGTAGAGCGGGCTATGCCGGGCAAGTTTGTGTTCGGCAGTGCTGCTGCTGACTGGCTCCGTAAAGGCATCACGCTAACACCGCAGTTTATCTTCAGCCAGATCCAGCAGGATAGCTTCCGTGCGTTTGCATTCGGCGGCCTGAAGAACGGTGCCAAGGCGGGTGTGAGCGTTGCTAAGGACTTCATGAAGATCCGCAAGGACTTGACCAAGGAAGGTAATTTTGGTGCTGAGAACTTGAACCAGTTCGGCATCATCGGCATGTACGACATCTCACCGCAACGTAGCCGTGAGCAGATCGAGGCTATCTTCAAAGGCACTGACAACCTTAACTTCCCAGAAAAGGTTATGGTCTGGGCGGAGCGCAATGCTGAAGCATCTGACTTGGCGCAGCGTAAGGCAATTTATGAACAGACGCTGGCGGAGACCAACAACGAGGCGATGGCCTTCTGGCGCGCGTCTGAAATCATTAACTTCAGCCGTCGAGGTGCCCACCCGGCAGCGACAATCCTACGTCAGTTGATTCCGTTCCAGAATGCCTACATGCAGGGTATGAACGTACTGGCAAAATCCATGTTTGGTCGTGGTTTAAGTCAGGAAGAAAAGATGAAAGCCGCTCAGATTTTCTGGGCAGCTGGCATGAAGCTGGCCGTTCTTAGCACGATTTATGCGGCGCTCATGGCGGACGATGACGACTACAACAAGCAGCCTGCGCACCTGCGGTCTCGCTTCTTCTTGTTCCCTACAGGTGATGGCAACCCGCCGGTCAAACTGGCAATGCCTGCGGACCTCGGGCTCATGTTCAAGGCGATCCCAGAGATGCTGGTCATGCAGCACCTGCGTGACGATTTCGATTTTGAGAAATCAAAGACCGAGCTTCAGGGTGCATTGGCTACCGCCATCCTTGGGCCGAACATGATTCCGCAGATCCTGAAGCCTGCGGTTGAGGTGTACTTCAACAAGAGTTTCTTTACTGAAAGCCCGATCGTGTCGATGGGCGAAGAGCAGTTGGATGTTAGCCAGCAGTATCGTGACAGCACGTCGCAGCTGGCCCGTTTGTTCTCCTCCGTGGGCATTTCCCCGCTGAAGGCGGACCACATGATTCGTGGCATGTTCGGCACCATCGGCGGTGACATGCTCGCAGTTATGGACATAACCGCAGAAAGCGCGTTAGGGATTGAAAAGACGCAGCGTGAACTCGCGGATTACCCGATAGCTAAGGCTCTGTTTGCCCGCACCAAGGGCACTGGGTTCAAGCAAGACTTTTACGCGTTACGTGAAGATGTCCGTGGTGCAGTAGCTACCATGAACAAGATGATTGAGCGTGGTGATATAGAAGGTGCTCGTGAATACGCCGAAGAGAACCGCCAGTTAATCGCTCTGCGCAGACAACTTAACTCGGTAGATAACACGATCAAGAAGAGCAATCAGCGGATCAAGCAGGTGCAAGCAAATCCTAATATGAGCGCCGAAGAAAAGCGTGAGCGCGTAGACCGTGAAAAAGACTTGCAGGCTAGACTCGCTGCGCAGATTGCTCGCATGCGGAAGTACGCATACGACTGACAAAAAAAGACCCCCTCGCTAGAGGGGGCCAACCACTTCAGAGACCAGTGATTCCTGCTGGAGGAGTGACCAGAGAACGGTCGAAGAATCACTGTGGCGATTTTACCTAACCCGCCACGTACGTAAACCCTTTACTAATTCCTCCGTTCGGGGTCTGATCTCCACCTCAACACTAAAAGACCCTGCCAACCTCCTGATTTCCTTACGGATCTCTTCACATTGAAGGCAGGGTATAAAGAAACTGTCCCCAATACGCATGCCGCCAACCACGGCATGCAGGTCCCATTTAGGCATCCGCCTCCTCCGCTTCATGCGCTTTCTCTAGCGCGCTAAATAGGGCTTCAGCCTCTTCGGGTGCGCAGCGGAAGACGTGAGCGTCAACCCCCGGAACCGTAACTGCGGTGCCAGACATCATGCGTTTCTTCATGGTCTTCAGGTAGCGGTAGGACGCGCCTTCGTCCTGACTATCTTTCAGCGCCTGTGTTTCTGTGAACTGGCGGTCTACACAGTATTCGCGGAACGCCTTCTTGGAGATATACATCAGGTGCTCGTCCAGTTCGAACCGGGCAACCAGTCTGGCACTGCGAGACGGCATGTACACGTTATCCCCGGTCTTCGGGTTGATACGTTCGCCCACAGCAAGAATGCCGTTGGAGTTGTCCATCAAGAACTCACCAACCAAGCTGCCAGCCTTAACGATTTCTGATTTAACTTCCTCACGCAGCCCCATCAGGTACTTGCAAATCCAGATTTCAAGTTCGTCTAAATCGAAGTCATGCAGGCCGAGGTTCTGTGCGATGCGTAAGCCGACTAGATTACAAGTCATGGTAGTGAGCCAGAAACGCTCCTCCATGCGCACGCCGATCTGCTTAACGATGCGAGCCTTCTGCTTATCGAGCAGCTCGGGGATCTTGTCTCGGTTGTCGATCAGCCACTGTGCGTACACTTCGCCCGCAGTACCGTAGTTCTTATTGATTTCATGGAACAGCGCATCTGCGTTCTCGACGTACACGCGCTTAACGTAGATTTCCATCAGTCGCATCATCTCGCCGTCTGGTCTAGCCTTGGCTTTAGACAGCTTGCTCATCATCGACGAGTTGGAGTTGGTCAGGAATATGGTCTGCCACGAGCTGATATTTTTACGCTCGCGGTTAGTGTCCTTCTCCATACGGTGCCGACCACGCCCCTGAGAAATTGAGTAGATCAGCTGTGAAAGTAAGTCAGGCGGCAGGTTCGTCATTTCATCTGACATCACCGGCAAGTTATTCATCACACCAATACGGTGCAGACGAGCGAGGTGCGTGTCGTCAGCGATCAATGCTGAGGCTTTCGGGTCGCCCCATACACTCAACGCGAGGTAGCCTGCGGTGGATTTACCGGTACCCGATTCGTCACTGATTAGGTTGATTGTGGCGCCGTCCAATCCAGTAAACGCCATGAGTGGGGCGCCAAATCCTGCGCCAGCCACTAGCTGCAAGGCTTCCATTTCTGGTCTAGCTAACACGTTAAACGCGTCGCGCCACACCTTTAAGTCGCCCGTCGGGCTAAAGTACCGAAGCAAATCTGCCGTGGTGCTGGATGCTGGGTTGTGCTCTGGCGCTTTGTTCGCGATGTACGCACGGTTGCCGACGATAAACGCCTTCTTGTCATCTGCCCAGCCGAACTGAAGGCGGGCTTGATGAGCTTTCTGTAATTTCTGAAGTTCTTTTGTAAATTTAATCGAGTAGTTCATAAGCTCTTTCATCTGGTTTTGTGTTCCGGCTACACCCTGCTCCCCCATTAACTCGCGGAAGGAGTCCCCTGCCATCAGCTTCTTCAGCGGGACTGTGAACTCACGCACTCCGTCTTGCGGGAGGTGCAACCTAAAGACTACAGACTCCCCATCATTGGGGTCATGTATACGCTTCGTAGGGTAGAAGTCGTACTCATACACAGGCACTTCAGTCGCGTCATCGCCAGAGCCATCCTGTCGATAGATGCCACCATTAGCCGCTCGGAAATACGGGAACGGCGGCTTGTAGAGCGCCTGCTGCACAGCTTGTGTGGACAGACTGCCATCAGCTTCTTCAGGCTCTTCGTCTGGCGGAGCAAATAATTCAGCTGTGTCCCGTTTGATTTCTGAACCCAGCTGGATAGGGCTGGTGCAGCTCTGCGTGCAGTCGGCACATAGGTCGCCCGCTAGCCCGCGAATCACTTCACAGGTGTACGGCCCCTTGGTTTGACTTGCTTTCTCAAGCGTTACGTCAGGGTTGTACCCCGGGTGCTTGTGTGACATCAGATGTATGGCGTCTTCTGCGTCTTCACAAGCCCAAGCGATTGATAAACCCGCACGCCACAGCGGCTCTTCTAAATCATCTTGGTTCAGCACGACGTGCTTAATGAAGTTACAGCCATTGTCGCGCACGCTCTTGCGCACGAGCTTCTTAAACTTAGATGTCTTGTTGCCGATCAAAGCCTTCGCGGTTTCGCTCAGCCCTGACATGTCTACCTTAACGCGCTTTGGCTTCTCTTCAGGTAGACCGATGTCTTTTAGTAACGTGTCAAATAGGTCAGGGTCTACCGGCACTGCGCGTTCGATTACGAAGACTTCTTTCGGGTCATTCGGGTTCTTGAAGTTGATGGTCTGCGGTATACGCAGAATGCGCGCTTCGTCTGCGGTGACTGCTGGATCAGCTTCCAAACCAAAATGTTCGCAGGCACGCTTCAGCATGCGTGCGGTCGGCGCCCAATCTACGCTGCTGATGTAGTGCGTCAGCAGCCAGTAAACGTGAACCCCATTGCCCGAATTGACAATCGTAGGTTCAGGCAAACCGATTTCATTTCTGAACTTCTCAAGCGCTTCAAGCGCCTCGGCCTGATTCGCAAAAGGTTTGTTGGGGCCGCAGTCGAGGTCAAGCCAGAACGACTTCATCCACTGGGCGTTTTCTTGGGTGCGCTTCTCGCTGCCTTCTTTGAACGATGCAAGCGCGAAGTATGCGTTGATCTTCTGGTCTACCAGCTGTTGCGCACGCTCCGCAACTTTATCAACTCCATGTACAAATTCTTGTTTTATACGTCCGTCTGAGCGGATGCCAACTACACAGTATGTGCCTTCCTCGGGGAGTACGGCATCAAGGAAGTTAGTCGTGAGGTTCATTGAGTGGTTCCGACGCATTTTATTAGTTGGGCGGCAGCGGTTACGCCTACCGTTTTCGGGCACGAAGCCCTAGCCGCCCTTGATGGCTACAAAAGTTTGAGCTGGTTTGGGTCGGCAGCTGCCTCCGTTGTTCGGTGGGCAGGGGACGCCGAAGATAGCATTTGCTCGAAGCGATCAGCAAGCTCGTTAAGAAGTTGCTTATTTACTGCAACAGCAGAAGCCTCGTCTTTATGCAAAACATCCCAAACCAGCCTCAACAGCTCCTTGTCTGCGAGGCTGGTGTAGATCATCAGTCGTCAGCCCACTCGTCCAGTACAGACGCAAGGTCAGCCTTCTCCGCTTTCACGGGTTCAGCCTTCTTCTTGGCGACCTTAACTGGCTCTGCCTGCGGCTCAGCGGCTGGCTTTTCAAAGCCGTCCTTTGCCTTCAGATCCTCTTCGGATTCACGCTTCGCAAAAGACCGATCACCGGTGTGCGCCTTGGCATCGCTGGACTGCGCCTTCTGCTTGACCATCTCGAACTCTTGCTCGTTGACGGCACGGACTGCGCGGAACATCAGCTTAGGCACCGGGGACTTCGTGTCGAAGCGGAACTCAGTCACCACAGTGGTTACGTCGTAGCCGAATCCAGCTAACTTCTTAACGTACTGTTGGAGAGAGTTGTACTTCTCGCTGTCGACGTCACCGAACAGAGAGGTAGCTGGGATCTGCATACCGTACACGTCACCCTTCGGGTCGTTCTCCAGCACGACAGCCAGACGGGCAGAGTAACGGCACGCGCGACCACCACCTTGACCAGAACCTTTGGCATTCTGCGGGCAGCTTGCGCATAGGCTGGACTGTGGCCCATCTACGTTCTTGCTCGGTGCGTTACCATCATCCGACCAGCACGCTGGGTTGGAAACGACGCCTTCCTTGTAGGTACCCTCATAATAAGTACGGGCATAGCCGGGAGCCGACTTCACGATAATCATGTTCATGCCACGATCTTCGTTCTGTGCGACTTCCTGCGAGCCGACCATCATGCGGAATACCGATCCTTTAATGCTGACGCGCTTCAGGCCATCGCCTGCACCAGCACCACCGGCAAGCGCCTTGGCAGTTTCGGAAAGTTCACCACCTTGCAGGTGGGCTGGCATGGTGTTCATGCCTTCAAACAGTGCTACATCATTAGACATCACTTGGTCTCCTTTTCTGGATATATAAATTGCTGGTCCGCTACAAACTTCTCCAGCTGCTCTCGAGTAAAAAACACCTTCTTCCCAAGCCGCACGAACGGAAGTTTGCCGTCGTACCGCAGCTTGTTCAGGGCCGTCTGAGATACGCGCAGCATCTCGGAAGCCTCCTTGGTGGTCAGAAGTCCTAAATCGCTCACGATGATCTGCTCCTCGTTACGACGATCTTGTACCGACTGTCGGCATTGACAGGCGGGGCTACGTCTGGATTGTTCTCCAGATATTCCTTGAACCGGCTCTGGTGAATGCGCTGCTCGACAAAATCCATGCCGTCTTCGCCCACCGACTCGAAGAAATTCTTAAATGAGTCCCAGTCTGGGGCCCAGTAACGCGTACTCATCCGCTTGCTGGCGGTGCCGTACTGCGTCTTCATGCTTTCGAGGCCATGCTCTTTTGCGTGCTCAAGCAGCTCCGCTTCGATCATGTCCATCTTTTTGAGTAGCTCAGCATCCTGAGCGTCGAACTTATGTTTAAGGTCGTGCCGCGCATCGCGCAGTCGGATGTACGCTAAGACCAGCTTATCTGTATCCATGTTATATCTCCGAAGTGTTGAGTAGCTTTAGCTACTTAGTTCTTGTTCATATAGGGCTACCAAGTCTTTTTGGTTAGCCTCTTTTGATTCTAGCGCCTTGTATACTCTCTTTTCAACCTCTGAGCCATAAATTTTTATCACGGTCATCTTGTTCTTCTGCGATGGCCTATTTATGCGCTCGTTTGCTTGCAACCACGTCTCAACTGATGCGATTGGACCAAACCAGACGATTGTATCGGCAGCGGTTAGCGTCACGCCATGCGCTGCGGATTGTGGCTGGATCACCAGCACGCGAGGGTCAGACTTCTCTTGGAACTCTTTGAATATGCGGGTGCGGGCGTTCATGGACACGGCGCCGCTGATGATCTCGGCACTGAACCCGTCCTTCAGCAGGCGGTCTGTCACGATTTCGATGGCGTGGCGGAACGGCACGAACACGATGACCTTGTGTGCCGCCTCCTTCACCACTTCAACAATCTCGTCCAGTCGATTCTTGGCGTCGAACTGCACGGTCTCACCGTCGTCCGAATAGACCGCCCCGCAGCTCAGCTGGAGCAGCTTGTTCAAGCCAGCCGCCGCATGCACTGCGCTGATCTGTTCCCCAGCCGCCTCGACGTACATCTGCTTCTTCAGGGCTTTGTAGTACTTTTTCTGTTGATCTGTTAACTCAACTTCACGGGTCTGATAGGTGACCGGCGGCAGGTCAAGGCACTCGGCCTTGGTAAATCGGATCGCTGGCTGGAGTGCTGCGTTGACAAGTTTTGTGGCATTGGTGGTGGGCACCCATTTGAACTGGGTAATTTTGACCATCACCTTGTCACGCCACGACCCGTAATACCGGGGTACCCGCTGCGGGCAGAGCATTTTCGCCAGACCAAAAGCATCTAGCGGGCTTTGCGCGGCGGGGGTGCCGGTCAGCATCCACAGCTTTGTTTCTGGGGTGACAACTTTGTTTAGGGCTTTCCAGCGGCGGGGCGTGGCCGTCTTCACGAAGTTGGCTTCGTCAGCTACCACCAGATCAAAACCCCCCTGCTGAAGCTCGTCAACCACCGTGGGCACACCGTCGTAGTTAATCATCACGAACTCGTAATCGCCGAGGATGACTTGCTTGCGGATGTCTCTGGAGCCGTGAGCTACGGCAGCGGTGCGGTGCATGGCGATGCTGAAGATGTCGTTCATCCATGCCGAGTGCATGATTGACAGGGGGCAGACGATCAGCACGCGCTTCACATCACCGACCTTCATCAGGTAGTCCGCCGCCCAGATCACCGCACCAGTCTTGCCGGTTCCCTGTTCCGAGAAACAGAACGCACGGTTGTTGGCGGTCAGGAAACTAGCGGTTTCCTTCTGGTGGTCGTAAGGTTTGAAGGCGCCCGGCCAGTCGTAGTCCCGCAGGATCGGACTGGGGGTTTTTCGCATTCCGAGGTTGGCTAGACGGCGAGTGTTATCCAGCGTCCAGTTGACCAGCACACGGTGTGATTCTGGGTTGAGTTGTTCAATGTACTTGCTCTGACGGATCGCATTTGTAACGCGGTCAGGCTCTCTGACTTGGAGCAAGATGCCCCTATTATCAATAACTTCCATGTCCTTCCTGAAGTGGTTTGGCAGCTGATACTGCCTTTTACATTCATCGCTTTCACGATGCGGCACTCCACAGTCTACAGCCGTGGTAGTGCCTAAACAAGACTTATTTCATCTTGCCGGATTTTGTTCTAGCAAACGTACGGTTCTTCTTAGCAGGGGCTACGCGGAGGTTACTGCGACCGTTACCACCACCCTTAGACAGCGGCTTTTTGTGGTCGACATCCTTGCCGTCACCTTTGCTTACCCGGCCTTCTTTCTCCAGCATCCGGCGGGCTTTGTTGCGGAGCGCGTGCTTCTTTTTGACAGCAGGCTTCGCGTTGTAATTCTTGGCTTCGAGGTCGTAGCGGCGTGGGTTACGGGGCATGTCAGTCTCCAGAAAATTCGCAGTGCTTAACCGGGCACCATTTCTTGCAGAGGCCGTTCGGCTTCGCAGGCCAATTATCGTTGTCAAATGCCGCCTGTAAAAGCCCTGCTTTCGTCTCCCACTTCTTCCAAAGCAGGAACATCTCGTCGCGGGTGTACGCCGACTTGATGACGACATCGTGCAGGAGGAACACCAAAGCTGCTTTGACTTCTTTCACATCTGGGTAGTGCTCGAACACCATCAAGGCCATCAGTTCCAGCTGCCCCTTGTCCGGGTACTTCGCGGAACCCGTCTTGTAGTCAACAATCCACGCCTTCTCGCCGTCCAGAATCACGAGGTCAGCGATGCCCCGCACCCAAACATCTTTGGCTAGGAATTTGGTTGGCTTCTTGTCGAGGGTAAGTGCCATCTCCAACTCGCACAGCTTCTCGCCCGGAATCTTGTTCAGGGAGTCGAGGGCTGGTTTGAACCGGAGATGGCCTTTCGGGATTTCTTTGCCGTCGCGGATGTAGTCTTCAGCGACCTTGTGCACTTCCTTGCCGTAGATCGTGTGCTCCGTTTCCACGAAGGGGTACAACTTCTCTACCTTCTCGGCATGGTATTTCCGAGGGCACGTGTCGAACGTCTTTATCGAGCTGAAGCTCCAAGCGGCTGGCATTCTTATCCTTATTTAGCGTCGCCGTAGGTATCGGCAATGTCTCCTTCTGACCATGTTACCAGTTCGGGCCACCAATCAACACCTTGGCGCATGATGCTCTGAACAAGGTCGAGCATCTCCTGCGCGTGTTCTTCCTTGACAACGTAAACGAGTTCGTCATGCACCGTTAGGGCTGGGAGGTACATCTTGCCCATCGGGGTTTTCTTAACTTTGAGCATGTGGTCTGAGATCACTTCGCGAGCGAGGTGCTGCACGATGTTCTCCGTAACCTTCCCAGCATAGATGCGAGCCTTGCGGCGGCCTTCACCGTACACCCATTCAAGTTTAGTGTCGGGTTCCCCGCTCGCTGTGAACTCCCCAGTCAGACTTTCCTCTTCACGCAGGTGTGGGTAGCGGATCATACCAAGCGGTGTTTTGATTCCACCCTTGACAACCTTACACAGATCCCACGGGTCGATGTAGAACTCTTTGAAACCCTTCCGGTCTGGGTTGTAGTGCGCGATGTGGCTCAACGCATCATGGCAAGTACGCCAGCCTGAAGCAATCTTTCCGTACGCGCCACGCCATTTGTAAACAACGGCTTCAGATTCTTTTTCTGACAAGTCAACGCCGCCCATCATCTTTGCTACGGTCTTAAACGTCTTAGCCCCAGCACCGAAACCCAACCCCAAGTGCGCGACCTTGCCCACCTGACGCTCTTGCTTGGTGACTTCTTCAATCGGCTTGTCATACAAACTTGATGCGAAGTCTTTATACAAGTCAGCGTTCTCAGGATCAGCCTTGAACAACGCCATGCTGGTAGGTTCTTGCCATAGGAAGTGATTCACACGCAGCTCGATGCCTGACAAGTCAGCCACAACAACCTTGTAACCTTCCGGAGCGCGGAGGCTTTTGCGTAGCGCGTCAGTGGGCGCAGGTTTGTATGGGTTAATGCGTGGCAGGTTCTGCTGGTTCATCTTCATCGTGCCCGACCACCGGCCTGTGGTATCAGCACCGTAGTAGTTCAGGGCGACAGGCATCTTGCCTTTAGCCGCAGTACCGCATGCGATGAACTGCTGGATGCGTGACTCGAGGATCGTGCTCTTCACGTTCAGCCTTGCAGACGCAGCGGCAGCCACCTCGAAGTCTTCGTGTTCTTGTAAATCGAGGAACGCCTGATCGGTCTTAGCAAGTGCAGGCACCTGCTTCTCCGGGTTAGACGGTGATGGCTTCATCGGGACCTCAACACCCTTCGCCTTGAGATACTTCGCAAACTTCGGAGCGGAGGCGAGGATCTTCTTCGCTGCGGCTACGCGCTCTTCATCAGATAGTGCGTCGACGGGTTCACCATTCACCTGCTCTGAAACCTTCAACAGCATCTCGTGTTGCTGGGTCTGAATCTCGTCCAGCGTGCGTTCAAGCAGCCCGAAGTCCAACTCAAATTGCGGCTCAACCAGCATGCGGATTGTTAAGTCAATCAGCTTCAACTCACGGGCACGGAGTTCAGGAGCCAGACGGTTAAAGATTCCAGCACACAACTCCGTGTCGACGATGTTGTAGGCAGTCATAGCGTCGAGTTCTTCGTCTGTGAAATCGGCCAGCTTCTTACCTTTCGTGTTCGTGGCTTCGAGGTCGAGCTTCTTACCAACGCCCAGATCCTCGGCGACCTTCTTCAACGAGCCGCCTACGGTTTTGGCGTAGCCCACCGCACGAGCCATCGCCAGCGTGCAGCCCCACAGCCTCGGCTTCATACCGAAACGCCACGCACAGATCATGGCGTCGAAGCCTGACATGTTGTGCCCAATCAGCGCGCAGTCTGAGAAGTCAGTGTGGTCTACCCAGTTCTGGATGGCCTTCTCACCGAACAAAACGAACGGCTTATCATCAGCTACTTGTATTGCGACCGACTGAATTTCGGTCTCGGGGTGCATCACATATTCAACAGGGTGAATCTTGGTGAGCGAATGGGTCTGAGACCAATAGGTCTCGAAATCTAAAAATATTGGAGTCATGTTGCTGGTCCTCATGTAGTCAGCATGTTTATCGAGGTGTGTCTGCTTGAAGCAGGGGGCTTTCCCTACTCGGTAGGAATGTATGCGCCGCAAACTTCTCTGTTGTTCTTCGCGTAGTTTTTGAAACGCCAGTTGTTAGGGTCCTTCAACGGCGAGTTGTCTGGCACGCTATTAAACCTACAGCGGTCTTCTCGCTCTGGGTGGTAGTACCTGCACGTTGAGCACTTTATGACTTGCACAAGAAACTAGCGTACTTCGGCGGCGTCAATCGCTTGCTGTAAAGCAATGATCTCAGCCTGCATGGCATTGGCAACCAGTCGCTGCGTGTTCAGCACGTGCGAGAGCATAAGTACCAGCGCCATAGCCGCGATCACAATTAGTTTTCGCATTGTAGTGTCTCCAAAGTGTCGACCAAGTGGTCTAAGTTGTTAGCGTCAATGACAAGCGCGACTCCGCCGTGCTCGTCGATCTCACGCAGGTTCTTCTGTTGTAGTGCGGTGGGCTTGTTCTTCTTCATGTCGGCTTTAACTTCGATGCCGATGAACCGCCCATTATAGCAGGCCACGATGTCCGGCACGCCCGAAGCACCGTAGCCGCCAGTTACCGGATAGAAGTAATACATTCCGTATTGCTTCAAGATGTCAACGATCTTGCGTTTGACTTTTTTCTCCGGGGTGTCAGCCACGGCGTTGCTGTAACCAATCAGTCAACGCATTCACGGCAAAGCCAGCCACCATGCCACCGATGAAGT